GGTGACATTATCAAGCTGACAGTTGATCGCTTTGGTTGGACTGAAAAAGAGTTCGAGGTTACTGGTTGGACCTTTGGGTTAGTTGATGAGTATGACCTTCAAGTTCAAATGACTCTCCGTGAGATTAGTGAGAGTGTATTTGATGAGTTTGATGATGGTATTGTCTATGAGCGTGATAACACTACCCTACCTAACCCTTTTATTAACGTAGCACCTGAGAACCTGACTGTTTCTGATGGCGGATTTACTACAGAAGATGGTACTTTTGTAAACAGCTTTATTGTAGATTGGGATGCTCCAGATGATGCTTTTGTAGATTACTATGTGCTTGAGTGGAGGGTGCAAGGGGACTCTAAGTTTAAGAGTGCAAATCTTGACACAACTGAATACCAGATCGCGCCAGTCCTTGAGGACACGACATATGAGATTCGGGTTAAAGCGGTTAATACTTTCGGTGTGTCTGGACCTTATGCTACAGTAACCTCTAGTGTTGGTGGTGATACTACTGCACCCGGCCCTGTGACAAGCCTAGCCGCAACTGGTGCTTTCCAAACTATTACTGTTAGCTATTTACCTCCGGGTGATGCTGACTGGTATCTTGTTAATATTTATGAGTCCTCTGATAGCAACTTTGGTAACTCATCTCTTATTGGTAGCAGCACTACAAGCAACTTCTATCGTTTGAATCTACCTAACAACACTACATTGTACTATTGGGCAGAGACTGTTGACTATAGTGGTAATACTGGTCCTGTAGTTGGTCCCGTGTCAGCTACTACGCAGTTAATCGAAGAGAATGATTTTAGTCAGGCATTACAAGACACGCTTGAGCAGGCTGGCGTGCAGGCGGTGAATACTCTACCTGCAACTGGCGACTTTGATAATCAGATTGTTTTACTTCTGTCTGACTTTAAGTTGTATCGCTGGGATGAAGCGGCGGGCCAGTGGAGCGACACTTTGTTCACGTCAATCGCTGATAATTCTGTCACCTCTGACAGCATCATCGCCAACGCTATCGTTGCATCCAAGATCGCCTCTGGTGCCGTGACAGCCGATAAGATTAGCGTGAATGAACTGAGCGCGGTCGCGGCCAACATCGGTACGTTCCAAAGTGCGCTGTCGGGGGAACGGGTCCGCATCACTGATGATGTGATTGAGGTTTATGATTCAAGCGATCAGATCAGGGTCAAGATAGGAAACTTATCATAATGGCTTATGGGATATCTGTACCAACATATTATGGCTTAAGAAACGTAACTGAACTTAGGACAGTCAAACCTGAATTTACGCAGAGCTTTGCAAGGGGTGGGAGTAGGTATACAACCTCGTATACACTGCCGAGTGGACTTACGTATGCAAACACTTTGTTTCATTGGGATGGTATGACAGATGTAGACCTTATCGAATGGACTTCATCAACCACCTTGAGCCTGACTATCGAATCCGGGGTTGGTTCAATAACGTTAAATTTTAGGGGTATGTGATGTATGGTTTTGAGGTCAACAACAACTTAGGTGAAGTGGTTATTTCTTCGGAAACACCCGTCTATCACTTCTCAAATCAAATTACGGTTTCCCCAAGCGACCCAAATCGTTTTGCTGTGCCTAGAAGTTCTCCGAGAGATTTACACTTTTATGAATTCCCAGTTGGAGCTGAAATAGGTTACGCTAAATATACTTCTTTCACAGGAGACCCAACAGCAGATGCTATTCGCAGTAATCTGTCGCAGCTTACTGTAAGGATTTACAAACCTATTTCTGATTATGTTACGCCATCAACCAGTGGCTATGGAATTGAGGTTCTTGATTCGAGCGGTGACCTCACTTTTACAAGTGAAAAAGAATTATTAGCTTGCGATGGTGGGGTCGTTGCAGGGAACGGAAATACGACTTTCATAGGGGATGCAGAGTGGATTTCTCCGGGGATGCCTGTTGTCTACCAACAATTTGCTGGTGGTATTTACTCTGTGTTTGCTAACTTACTTGAAAGGTCTTCGCAAACTTCTGTCAAGCAGAAGGCAGTCTTACTAGAAACTGCGCCTTTCCCTCTAGTGTTTCCTTTTGCCTCGCCGTGGAATATTGGCGCTTTGTGGTTTTAAACAGGAGCTTAAATGACTTACAGACTATCACAGAAGTCGAGCTATTCGCTCTCGCAGAGAAGTATGCAGAATCTTTCAGGTGTACATCCTGATCTAGTTGCTGTAGTTAAACGTGCTATTGAGATCACTGAACAGGACTTCAGTGTAATTGAAGGGGTTCGCAACATTGACCGTCAACGTAAGTTGGTAGCTCAAGGTAAATCCCAAACGATGAACTCTAGGCACTTGACAGGCCATGCTGTAGACCTTGCGCCTTACCCTTTGTCTTGGGACTGGGAATACTTCTACCCTATTGCTGATGCTATGAAGCAAGCTGCTGAGGAACTTGATGTAGACCTTGAGTGGGGTGGAGACTGGACGAGCTTCAAAGATGGCCCACATTTTCAACTTAGCTGGAAGAGTTACAAATGAGCGACAACCAATGGCACCTAAGTAAGAGTGTTCCTATTACATTCATCCTAGCGATTGTTGCACAGACCGTTGCTCTTATTTGGTTTGTTGCTACTCTTCGTAGTGATGTAGATATGAACCAGCAGCAGATACTACGGCATGAAGTTCGTCTTGAGACTGTAGAGGATATCGTGCAGAACCAAGCCGTAATGCTGGCTCGTATTGATGAGAACCTGAAGGCTATCCGAGATGCAATCGAAAGAAACAGAAGTCAAAAGTAAGACATACAAGAGGGAACTAGCTATTGTCCTTCTGGTATGGTTTGCTTACCTAGTGGAGACTAAAGATGAAAGCCTTGTCGAAATCCTTGTGTGGCCTGTCTTTACGTACTCCGCTCTTGCTTTTGGTTTGCAGTGGTATGGTACTAGCGGGATGCTCAGGAACTCCTCTAAGCCTGTTGACAGGGGGAGGCCCTAACGTAGCTGCGAATGTACAAGCTGGGAAGACGAACAGTCAGACAGTAGGGACTACCAACGTTACAGAGCAGAAGCTAGTGAGACCCAAAGCGAGGAATATCCGACAGACAGCAGACAACAACAAAGTAAGATCGGATAGTGTTGAGACTGTTGTAGTCAATGAAGTTCCTGTGTGGGTGATCTTGTTGTTAGTCCTTGGTTGGTTGTTGCCTAGCCCCGGTGAGATTGGTCGCTCTATCGCAAGTCTCTGGAAAAAGAAATAGCCCACTAAGGTTTTACCCCCAGTGAGCTTACAGTAAGAGCCTCTACCGTTAATTCGGTGGGGCTTTTCTTTTTTACGACCTAACAGCGTACTCGCCTAAGAAGGCTTTGGGTGTTTCGGGGTCTCTGGTTTGCCGCTTTATACTCTACTACAGACCCTTTTTGGAGTGACCTTCAAGTTTCACCGTAACACACGCCTTTCAAGCATCTCACATCGACTGTCGTCTAGGCTCCACAATGCCAAATCTTTAGGCTCTCTTACCTCTAGGTCTGTGTATACCATGAACTTACAAGGACTCGTGTGCTTCATCATACTACGCATAACATTACGAGAGTACCCGTGGTCCTCTAGGTAGTAGGCTGCTTGAAGGTATCCTCTTCCCATGTAGGCTAGGATGTCCTCTAGTCGCTCTAAGATAGGTGCAGCAGCAATAAACGGTCGGTGTAGCATCATCTTGCCATCAATACGGATATGACTAGAACCCATAGCTGCAAAGGCACATGCACTGATACAACTCTTACCTTTAGGAATAACTACAGTAGCAGTTTCTTCACGAGAGATACGATTACCTAGCTGTAGGCCCATCTGCATGTAACCACCCGGACCCCACATCTCAATGTATTTTACTTCGTGTTCTGTCATGTAGTTGCTGGCAGAGATCACTTGGATCATGTCTGTGGGGCCAGTAACCCGAAGAGTGCTAGTCTCCTTGTCGTAGGTTACTTCAGATAGTGCAGCAGTAGGGAGGACTAAGGCCACTAAAAAAGCTAGTAGTTTCATTGAAAGTCCTCCTCAAATTGCTTGGTGCCAAAGTCCTCATGCTCGTCGTTAAGGAATAAAGTGATGTAGGTAGTGATCACAGACAGTGCAGTACACAATCTCCACAAGTAACCTACAGCCATAACGAGGCCAAAGGAAATTAATATATTAGCTAGCAGTATCCATTCTGTCATTTTCTTACGTAGCCCTCTTAGTTATGATCTTGATAGTATCTAAGAACTTTTAGATTCTAATCAAACGGTGGTGTTGGTGGGTAGTACAGAAGGATAACCACTGCCAACCCAAAGATTGCTATAGTTTGTATAAGGTCGATCATTCTCGCATTACCTCTATCAGTTTGTTGTGGTACCACTGGGCTTTCTCCAAGTCCTCTAGACCATTCTTGTATCGCCATCGGTGCATATACTTAGCGATATTCCCTCGTAGGTACCCAATAAACTCCTCCCGTGTCAAGAAGTCCTCTATGTACTCAATACACTCAATAGAACCTGTGCCGTAGTGGCTTGGGTTGTTTACGTTGTCTGGGGTTAGCAAGTTCACTTTAGGTTTCTCAGCCTCCCAAGTGCTGACAGGTTGTTCCGCAAGTTCCATGGCGTCTAAGTCTTCGTAACAGGTTTGTGAACAGTTACTGAACTCAACATCGTAGATGACTTCCTCGTTGTAAGGATCATAATCAATACTATCAACTACCCCCACTTCATCAAGGATGTTTGACACGTTATTACCAGTTTCACGACAGATAACCTTATCACCTACCTTAAACTTAGGCTCTTCCTTCAGCATACTTCTAGTCTCCTTAAATACCTGTCTGATGCCCTCGCTGTAGTTACCCATAGTCCTTAACTCCGTGCTTGTCAATATCATTCAACATACACAACAGAGACTTCTTGAGGTCTTCAATAGATACTCCTGTGACATCTACAGGATTCTCTGTCCAAGCTCCACTACCATCCATTTCGTAATACTCGTGTACAGCGTAGTAGTCCTCACCGAAGTTGTCCTTGTGTCTCATCACTTGATAGTGCCAGTGACTCATAATATTCTCCTTATCTTTTGCGGTAAATGTGGTAGCTAATCTCCGCAAGTCTGAGATGTTTTACCGTTTAGGGTAGCCCTTTCTCCAAGAGTTATAATCTTCTACGGTCATAAAGTCTTGTAGTACACGATCAATAGCCCACAGTAAGTCCTCATCACTTTCGTCTACAAGGTTATAGTAATTCATAAGAGTGCAAACCACCATCTCTTCCTCTATGTCGTCACTTAGATTCCTAAGCATCTTTGAGAACCTTGTAGTTACTATACCAGCAAAGTCCCGTGTCTGCTTGTAGTCACTCATCAGATTCCCTCCTCAGTAAACACTTTGATCCAAGACTTACATATATCACTACGAACAACATCGTCAATAGTAAACTCGATAATAGGTATAGGTAGCATGTGTTTCTTTGCGTAGTGTGTGATTTTGCTGAGACCATCAGCCTCCTTTAGATCACTCTGCTGTATGTCACCATTGAGAACCAGCTTAGAGCCTTCACCAATACGAGTAACCAACATCTTTAGTTCTGGTAGTGTGATGTTCTGGGCCTCATCTACAATGACAAAGGTATTCTCAAAACTACGCCCTCGCATAAGAGCTAGTGGTGCAACCTCAATGTTCTCGTTCTTTAGTCCAGTTTCTACAACCCCTTTGGTCAGGTGACGCTCTAGCACATCAACTACAGGTAAAGCCCAAGGCGCACACTTCTCTTCTAGTGTCCCCGGCAGATACCCAATGTCCTTTCCCACTGCCACATGAGGTCTAGTGATTACGATCTTGTTGATGTTCTTTAGGTGATACTGATTAGCAGCAAAGGTGGCTACACAATAGGTCTTACCAGTGCCAGCAGGTCCAAAAACAATAACTTGATCCGACTCTTTAAGGGCTTTAAGGTATTCCTCTTGGTTTGTGTTTCTAGGTAGCAGATGTATCGGTTGTTTCTTTTCATCGTGTTTAGTCCTAG